AAATGAAGAATGACGCATATGATAAAAAGATGTCAATGAAAGAAAAATTAGATTTAACAGAATATGTAAATCTATTAGTTACAAATAAACCGTATAACGGAAAGGAGTTATTATTAATGGGCGGAGCATATGGACATATGAATCATCCCTTTGATGACAAAAATCTTACATTTTCGGATTTAAAGAACATAGTTATTATAGGACTCGGTGGTCAGCTTAGTCGTGAAGATAATGTTACTGAGAAACTTGATGGTCAGAATCTAATGGTTTCTTGGGTAAAAGGAAAGTTAGTTACAGCACGAAACAAAGGTCAGTTAAAGAATTTCGGTTCAACAGCAATGGATATTAAAGGTGTCGCCTCTAAATTTGCAGGTAGAGGTGATATTAAAGATGCTTTTGTTTTTGCAATGAAAGATTTAAATAAATCTATAAGTTCATTGTCAGATAAACAAAAAGAAAAAGTTTTTGGTAACGGTAAAAGATGGATGAATCTTGAAGTTATATATCCAGCATCTGCTAATGTAATAGATTATGATAAAGCTCAAATAGTATTTCATGGGACATTGGAATATAATGAAAGTGGTACTGCGATAGGACAAGCTAAAGATTCAGCTCGTATGTTAGCGGGAATGATTAAACAGGTTAATCAGCATGTACAAAAACATTATGCGATAGGTAAACCACACTTTTTAGAAGTACCTAAAGTACAAGATTTTGGGAAAAAGAAAAAAGTTTATTTAAATAAATTAAAGAAGTTACAAAATCAATACAAATTAAAAGACAATGATACATTATCTAAATATCATCAGTCATTTTGGGAAGAATTTATCTTTAATGCGTCAAAACAACATAAGTATAAAATATCAAATAGAGTTTTAGTTAATTTGACTAAAAGATGGGCTTTCCTTGATAAATCGTATAAAGTACAAATGATGAAAAAAGATATAAAGAATAAAGAATTTTTAAATTGGGCACTTGCATTTGATAAAAACGATCATCAAAAATGGGTAAAACAGAATATGAAACCGTTTGAAGTATTGTTTTTTGATGTGGGTGCAGAGATATTAAAGAATATAAGTGGTTATTTAGCAGCATCACCTAAGACTGCAGTGCAAAAAATAAGAAAAGATGTAATTAATGCAATTAAAACAGTAAAAAGTGGTGGTGATATTAAAAAGATAGAAACTTTAAAACAACAGTTAAGTAAATTAGAAAAAATAGGTGGATTATCATCAGTTGTACCATCAGAAGGTATAGTGTTTAAATATAAAGGTAATACTTACAAGTTTACAGGAGCTTTTGCACCTGTAAATCAGATTGTAGGTTTATTAAATTTTTAGTTATGTCAGGATATAGAGAAAGAGTACGACAAAATAAGGCGATGCAGTCTATTTTAAGGGGAGAAACACCTGAAAAGAGAATTTTTGTTCCACAAGAAGATTTAGAATTTAAGAAGAAATTACAGAAAGAAAAAGAAATAGAACAAAAAAGAGTTGATGAAAAATTAGAAGTGACTAAAGAAGCTAGGATGCCTTGGTTCTGTTCAGAATGTAAAAAAGTAATGAAAAGACAATTAGATGAAAAAATGTGGTATTTATATCAACATTGTTTTGATTGTCAAATAAAAGTAGAAAATAAAATGAGAATTGACGGTACATATAATGAGTGGGAACAAGAAAAAGTAAAGCAAAATAAGTTATCATGGATAAGAGATGAAATAGAAAAACTTAAAGAGTTTAAAAAACAAGAAATACCGACATTTTATAATCAGGTAGCTGCAGATGGATATACAGTTGATAAAGAAAACTGGGAAGGTAACTTTAAACAACTTAAAAAACAGGCGGATGAGGCTTTAAAACATTTACAAAAAGTAGAGGATTCTTTAACATAGAATATTTATATATACATGAATATTAATTATTTGGGAGAAATTAAATGGCAAATATAACAACTGATGCATACGGTTCTACGATTTCACGAGGATCGCACGGTAAAACTGATGTATCAAGTCATAAAGCGGCTACTATATCAGATGACGCTAAGTTTAGTAGAATTAAAAGTCAAACATCTGGTTCAACGTGGTACACTGCTTCATTGGCAGGTTCAAGTGGATTTATAGTACAAGAGGCAGCTGCAGGTGAAATGTTTATTACACCTGTTGATGGTGACGCGGTTGACGCTTCAGCTTTTACATTAAAAACATTATATGAAATTGGTGTAAAACAAGTAAGTGGTAGTGGTGGAATTGTACACGTAGTATATTAATATGGAACGTAATTCCAAAGGACAGATAAAAGATGTAATTAAACAGGAGTACATAAAGTGCGCTTCAGATCCTGTTTATTTTATGAAAAAGTATTGTGTAATTCAACACCCAATACAGGGAAAGATACCTTTTCATTTATATCATTTTCAAGAAAAAGTAGTTGAAGATTTAGTACAACACCGCTTTAATATTGTATTGAAAGCAAGACAGTTGGGTATGTCAACTATTACAGCAGGTTATTCGCTTTGGATGATGACATTTCATCAAGATAAAAATATATTAGTAATTGCTACTAAACAAGAGGTTGCCAAAAATTTAGTAACAAAAGTTAGAGTGATGCATGCTAATCTACCAAGTTGGTTAAAACAAAGATGTGTTGAAGATAATAAGTTGTCATTAAGGTATAAAAATGGTTCTCAAATAAAAGCAGTTTCAAGTGGTGAAGACAGCGCTCGTTCAGAAGCATTATCTTTATTAGTATTAGATGAAGCGGCATTTATTGATAAGATTGATACAATATGGGCTGCAGCGTCACAGACACTTTCTACAGGTGGTCAATGTATTACATTATCTACACCAAATGGTGTTGGAAATTGGTTTCATAAAACTTGGGTAGAGGCTGAAGACGGATTGAATGATTTTAATTTTGCAAGATTACATTGGACATTACATCCTGATAGAGATCAAGAGTGGAGAGATGAACAAGATAAATTATTAGGTCCTACATTAGCGGCTCAAGAATGTGATTGTGATTTTATCACTTCTGGACAATCAGTAATTGACGGTCTTATTTTAGAAGAATACAGAACTACACAAATTAAAGACCCAGTTGAAAAACGGGGTATTGATAGTAATGTATGGATATGGGAACCAGCTAATTATACAAAAGATTATATAATATGTGCAGATGTTAGTAGAGGAGATGCAACAGATTATTCGGCATTTCATATACTTGAATTAGAAAGCGTAGAACAAGTAGCAGAATATAAAGGTCGTTTAAGTACAAGAGATTATGGTAACTTATTAGTAAATATGGCAATAGAATATAACAATGCATTGTTAGTAATTGAAAATAATAATATTGGTTGGGCTGCTATACAACAAGTAATTGACAGAGAATATGAGAATTTATTTTATATGTCAAAAGATTTACGATATGTGGATACACATAAACAAATAAATAATAAAATTAATAGAATGGAAAAACAAATAATACCAGGATTTACTTTAACACAGAAAACAAGACCGTTAGTTATAGCTAAATTAGAAGAATTTTTTAGAGAGAAGTTATCAATAGTACATTCACAGAGACTTATTGATGAATTATTTGTATTTATTTATAATGGTAATAGAGCAGAAGCTATGAGAGGCTATAACGATGATTTAGTTATGTCTTATGCAATGGGTTTGTGGATTAGAGAAACTGCTCTTAGATTACGAGCTGAAGGTATTGAATTACAAAAGAAAGCTGTAAGCGGTATTAATTCAAATCAAGGCGCTTATACACCAATGGATAATCAAAATGATTCTTGGGTTATGGATGTAAATAAAGAACAAGAATCGTTAGAATGGTTAATAAACTAAAGAGGTAAAAATGGCTGATACAACATTAAGAAGTAGATTACGAAGACTATTTTCAACAAATGTAATTGTTAGAAATGTAGGAGGTAAACGTTTAAAAGTTGCCGATACGAGTCGAACACAATCTACAGCAAGAAGCAATCTTATTGATAGATATCAAAAAATATTCACAGGATCAGGTTTGAGTGGTTATTCAGATTCGATGTTAACGAAGTCAATGAGGTTGAATTTGTTTAAAGATTATGAATCAATGGATAATGACGCAATTATTTCTTCTGCACTTGATATTTACGCAGATGAGTCTACAATGAAATCTGAGTATGGAGAAGTTTTAGAAATTAAAACAGATAACAATCAAATTAAAGAAATATTACATAATTTATTTTATGATATTATTAACATTGAATTTAATCTTTGGCCTTGGGTTCGTAATATGTGTAAATATGGTGATTTCTTTTTAAAATTAGAAATTGATGAAAAATATGGTATTACTAATGTAGTCCCATTATCAGTTTATGATGTGTCAAGATTAGAAGGACTGGATCCAGAAAATCCTGAGTATGTTAAATTTTTAATAGAAGCTATGACATCTCAACATAGATATAAATCTGAACAGTCAAGTACGAGAGAAGAGTTAGAAAATTATGAAGTAGCTCATTTTAGATTACTATCTGATTCTAATTATCTCCCATACGGTAAATCACAAGTTGAAGGTGGTCGTAAAATTTGGAAACAGTTAACTCTTATGGAAGACGCTATGTTAATTCATAGAATTATGAGAGCACCTGAAAAAAGAATTTTTAAAATTGATATTGGTAATATTCCACCTGCAGAAGTTGATAACTATATGCAAAAAATTGTAAATAAAATGAAAAAGGCTCCAGTTGTAGAAGAAGGAACAGGTGATTACAATTTAAAATATAACATGCAAAATATTACTGAAGATTTCTTCTTACCAGTTCGTGGTGGTGATAGTGGAACAAGTATAGATTCACTACCTGGATTAACTTATGAAGCAACAGAAGACATTGAATATTTGAAAAATAAATTATTATCTTCACTTCGTATTCCTAAAGCATTTCTTGGATATGAAGAGGAAGTAGGTTCAAAAGCAACATTAGCAGCAGAGGATGTTAGATTTGCTCGTACTATTGAAAGAGTTCAACGAATAACTTTATCTGAATTAACAAAGATAGCTATAGTTCATTTGTACGCACAAGGATATACAGACGCAGATTTAGTTAATTTTGAATTAGAATTAACGAATCCATCTACTATTTATGAAGAAGAAAAACTTGAATTATGGGACAAGAAAACTTCTTTAGCTACAGATATGATTAGTAACGGTATCGTTTCATCAGAATGGGTTTATAAAAATATTTATGGATTTACAGAAGAAGAAATTGTAGAAATGGATAAACAGAAGGTTTTAGATTACAGAACTAAATATAGAAGAGATCAAATTGAGACTGAAGGTAATGACCCAGCAGAAAGTGGACAATCAGTAGGATCACCATCTGATTTAGCAATGGGTAGAACAGGTCATGAATTAAATGATTTGGGTCCTGAAGGTGGTTCACCACCTGGAGGTTGGGACGGTGCAGGACGACCGAAAGAAGGTGGTAAATATGGAAAAGATAGTGGTGCAAGAGGTAGAGACCCATTGGGAGCTCACGATATGAAAAAAGGCGGTAGTAGTTCACGTAAATATGGAAAACCTTTAGCATTAGCACACTATGATAAACTAAAAAAATCAATGAATTTTGGTAAATATGAGAAAAAAATAATAAATGAAGCATCAGAAGTTGAAGAAGAGTATAAGAATGAGGTAAGTTCTTTAAATGACGATATATCAACTGACTAATTATTGTGTAACTTTATATTTATTTATGACGTACTATAAACAGTGGAGTAATGGATAATGGCTCGAAAACTAAAACATTCAAAGATAAAGAATACAGGTATTCTTTTTGAATTATTAACAAGACAGATAACGGCAGACGTATTGGCCGGTAAAAGTACAAAATCAGTAAAGATAGTAAAAAAATACTTTAATGAAAATAGTGAACTTGGAAAAGAACTCCAATTATACCGTTTACTTTTAGAAAAACATTACGAATCTGAGAATAGAGCAAGTCAATTACTTGATGCTGTCTTAGAATCAAGACAGAGATTAAGTAATTCTAAACTTCGTCGTGAAAAATATAACTTAATCAAAGAAATAAAAGAAAATTATAACGCAAGTGATTTTTTTAACGGCCGTATTACTAACTATAGACTATTAGCTTCAGTATATAATATATTTTTAGTTGAAAGTACTCCTATAATTTTTAATCCAGAAGCTGTTATAGATTCTAAATTTACTATTTTAGAACATATTACAAGTAAGAAAGTTAGTTCTAAAGAAGCTAAAGAAAAAGTTTTAAAAGAATATAATAAATCAGATAAAGATTTAAGGTTACTGGCGTACGAAATTCTTGTAGATAAATTTAATCAAAAATACAAGACATTAAATGAAGCACAAAAAAATCTATTAAAAAATTATATTAATAATGTTAGTAATACAAATTCTTTACGTGACTTTGTTGATGAAGAAGCACAAAAGCTTGAAACAGAATTAAAAGTTAATTTACCAAAAGTAACTGATCAAGTTACTAAAATAAAATTAACCGAAGCGATTAATCAGATAAGTAATTTAACAAGAGGTAAACTTGTTAATGAAAAACAGGTTTTAACTTTAATGAGATATTATGAACTTGTCAAGGAGCTTGAAAATGTCCACAAAAGTTGAACTTTTAAGAAAATTTATTAGAGAAGTTATCAGGCAGGAGTTAAAATTACACGAAGCTTCTGTAACAGGTGCAATTGATGGTGGAGAAGGTCCACCTAAAACACCTTATGCATTCCAGGGAAAAAAGAAAAAAGATAAAGAAAAAGAAAATAAGATAGCAACTAATTCTACTGGATATAGTAAAGTAAATGAAGGTAAATACCACGATTACAGAAATGATGAAACTCTAACAGCAAAACAAAAAATTGGGTATTCTATGAGAGAGATTCGAGACCATCTTGCAGAAATTGATAAATTGACAAAGATGAATGTAAGATTAAAGAATGAGATGGGTGTTGATTCGAGATCATATTGGAAGAATACACATAAAGCGATGAGAAAAATTAGTGAGAGATTAGTAAAGTTAGCAAATAAAGTCGGTCAACTTTATTAATCTTTATTATGAACAAGCCATCTTGGAATGAGGATGGACTTAATTTTTTGGGAAAGCTTTTAAGTCTATCTAATTTAAAACGCCGCTGGTTAATTGAAGAGACTAAAATAAAAGGTCAAGAACCTAATAAAGTTGAAACAATTAAATTTATAGATAAGTGGATACGAAAATTAGAGACTTTAAAAGACGAGATTATTAGAACACGGAGTTAGGTGTAATTATGAGACAACTTATAGTAGATTACTTACCATTTGAGGTAAGACAGGAACAAATTACTGAATCCATGAAAAAAAATGATGGAAAATTGATTGTACGCGGAGTTTTACAAAGAGCAGAAGCAGAAAATCAAAATGGTAGAATATATCCGAAAGAAATTTTAGAACGAGAAGCTACAAAATATGCAAAAGAGTTTATAGCAGAAAGTAGAGCTATGGGTGAATTAGATCATCCAGAGTCGTCTGTAGTGAATTTACAGAATGTTTCTCATAATATAAAAGATATGCATTGGGAAGGTGATAATCTATTAGGTAAAGTAGAAGTTTTAGGAACACCTGCAGGTAATATTTTAAAAGAATTATTTAAATCAGGAATTAAACTTGGTATTAGTTCACGAGGTATGGGTTCAGTAGAAACTATTGGTGAAGCTGAAGATGGCGCACAAACTACACAAGTACAACCTGATTTTGAATTGATAGCATTTGACTTTGTTTCTAATCCATCAACACACGGAGCATTTATGCATCCCATGAATGAAGGAATTGAACCTGTTAGTGGTAGAACGTGTGGAGTATATTGTAAAGCAGAATCTATTATTAATGATATAATGAGAGGTTAACGAGAGAAAACTTATGATTAAATTAAAAAATTTATTGAAAGAAGGGGCTGTATGGGATAGAGCGTTTGGTGAACCATTACCAACATTAAAAGGTATTATGGAAAAACATAATGATTGTGGTTGTGGTGGAACAACCTCTTGTAGTTGTGAATCTGTAACAGAAGATGTAAAAGATGTAGTTAAAGTTAAAAAACTGGGACATAAGTTAGGAACTGTTGAAGGTAAACTTCGTAAGGTAATGTATGATTTAGAACAACGATTTCAAGCAGATACAGTTAATTTTAAATTACAAAAACCCCTAAAAGATTCATATAAGAAACACGTAACAGCTTTTATGAGAGATGCTATGTCTCTTATAAAGAAGGCAAAATAAATGATAAGTTTAAAGTCATTACTTAAAAATATGAAAGAGGCTAAAGTTACTAAACCTCAAAAAGGAGTTGAAACTCCTTTAGACGCAAAAGTACAAATACCTGGTTATGGTGTAATGACAAGAAAACAACTTCAACAGAATATTAAAAGATTTGTAGGTGATGTTAACACTCACGTGAAAAAAGGAGAATCAGGTAAAGCACTTGCTCTATTGTATAAACGTGGAGTTTTAAAAGCTTTTTTAGAAACAGACCTCGCCCATTCAGGAGAATAAAATGTCGAAATATAAAAATATGATGTATCGTTGGCGTGAGTGGAGACTCAATGAAGCTGTAAAAGTACAAGGTGGTTCTGACCCACTTACAGTTCAAAAAAGTTTACATGACGCATTTAAACAATTAGAAAATAATGGTATGTGGGACTGGGGATATACAGAGTCAGATCAATATGGTTGGAATGACTATAATAATTTTCGTAAAATGACTGATGAATATAATAAAGGTATGTTGAAAATTGGTAAACAAGTTGAAGGTATCTCAAAACAATTAGATGATATGTGGAAAACATATAATAAGATTTATGAAAAGTGGCGTAAAAAAGATGGTCCTAGGACAAACTAATGCCAGCTGTCTCCAAAGCACAACAAAAATTTATGGGAATGGTTCACGGCCTACAAAAAGGTACTGTTAAACCTTCAAAAGTATCTGGTAAAGTTAAGAAAGTTGCCAAATCTATGAAGAAGAAGTCGGCTAAAGATTTTGCTTCTACTAAACATAAAGGCCTTCCTAAAAAAGTTAAAAGTGAAGCTGTAAATGAAGTTAGTTTTTCTTCAGTTCCAACAAAAAAATTAGTAAAACAATATAAACAAATGGCAGATGAGAAATTATCTGGTTCAGCTGCATTAACTTTTAGAATGATTGCAAAAGAATTAATCAAAAGAAAAGCTAAATTAGAATCAGATGTTAAAGAAGGATTTGGTGGTGAGTTGAAAGGTAAAGCTAGACAAAAATTTGAAAAGGCGAGACAAGAAAACGCAGAAGTATTAGGTTATAAGTTAACAGGTACTAAAGATATAAAAGAATCTATAGAAAAAGCTTTGCACGAAGATATGGATGATGCTGAATTAGCAGGAAGAATTAAACATTGGGCGAGTAAACATAAAGGTACAGGAATAGGTTATGGTCATGTACTTGGTCAATTAGCAGTTCATATGAAAGAAATGGGATGGTCTAAAAGTTTTAAAGAAGTTGTAAAGGTTGCTAAAGAGTTAGCTAAGAAGAAAACAGTTGAATCTACTTTCGCTGTAAAAGGTAAAGAAGATAAAGATGGGTATAAACATTCTGAAAAACCTGATTTTGAATATGATCCTGAAAAGAAAGACGATGAACCAGAAGATAAAGATAAAAAATTAAGTAAAGGTATGGATGATTCAGATGATTATGAGAGAAAGTTTAAAAAGGAATCTGTAAATGAAGTAGATATTTCTAAAATACGTAATCAAATGAATAAAGAAACAACTAAAATTAGACACGCCTATGAAATGATGAGAAAATATTCAGGAGATGATGTTAAAAAAGCAGATCATTGGAAAGATGTCGGTAATAAAGCAAAAGATAGAATGAACGCTTTACAAGATAGAATTAATGCAGCTCGTAAAAAGGAAGGGTATGGTCGAGGAGAACCCGCAAATATTTATGGTATAGAATATCTTAAACATTCTAAAGATAGAAAATATAAAAAGGCTTCTTTGACTATGAGTTCTAATCAAGGTAAAAAAACATTTAAAAAAATGACTATGGCTATCCTTAAAAAAGCAGAACAACTAAAGAAACAAGAAGGTTGGGCAGAATATAGAATTACAGTTAATGACCAACCATATATTTCTGGTTTTGGTAGAAGATTTGTAAAATATCCAAAACCACATATTAATGAAGTTGTAAATGAAGCTAAAGAAACAGGAACAATTAAAAAGAGTGGTGGATTGTGGTGGGCAGTATTTGATAAAAGAAAAAAATTAAGATTTGAAGGTAATGTAAATTTTATGGTTAAAGCTCTTAAAATAGTTAGTGGTATGTCAAAAAAACAAGTAATAGATTTATTAAAGGTTACTGTTGGTACTATGAAGGGAGTTCCATTTAAAGCAGACTTTAGTAAAGATAAGTATGTTAGAACTGAATCCGTAGATGAAGCAAAAGAAACTGCTATTGACGTGGCAAAAAGAGTTGTTAAAAATAAACAACACGAAAAGGGATTAGATTTAACTACAGCAAACTTTATAGTAAAAATATATGATGCTTATAAAGAGCATCCTAATTTACAAAGACAAATGGATAAAATGCCTCTACCAAAAATGGTTAAGCTAGCTTATAGGGTGATGAAATGATTAAGTTAAAAGAAATTATAAAAGAAAGTAAATTCGCATTTGATAGAAAGTTTGGAGAACCACTGCCTACTTTAAAAGATACAATGGAGAAACATACTGGTAGAACGTTAACTGAAAAGAAAGAGTTAGATTCTAAAACTATTGGGTATATTACACGAATGACAAATACTAATAATCATAATGCGGCTAGACATATGTTAGCCAGTGACTTTCTTGGTAAGAATTCACCATTAGTTACATCTTATAAAGCTTTAATGACATTACATGATTATCTTAGAGATATGCATGATTTAACAAAAGTTCGAGATAAATTGGATAAAAAATTGTTCGCGGGAGCAGAAAGAGTATATAGTAATATGGATGATATACATAAGGCATTTTAATGAAAATAACTACAACACAACTTAAAAAAATGATTAGAGAAGAACTTCTTAAAGAAGCTCCTTATATGGAACCAGATGAATTGGGGGAAGAATTAGAATATAGACTTGGTATTTTAGGAGCCGCAATTAGAAAACATTCAAAACATTCAGCTAAATGGGCAGAAAAAATGTATAGAAGTGCACCAGCCACTATTAAAATGGTTGATACTTTAATAAAAGTATTAACGAAGATGAAATGAGTAAAAAATCAATATATAAAAAATTAATGATTGAAAGTACTTTTGCTCAACCACCGAGAGAAGCAACAGATGTTATAGCTAATAATGTTGATGCATATGATTTTTTTACAAGTAAATCAGTATTTAAAACTGAAGTAGATGAAGTGTCATTTACAGGAATGAAATTTAGTTCACCAGAAGCAAAAATACAAGTAGATAAAGATATAACAGTAATGTCAAACTATTTAGGTAAAGCATCTCAACAAGTTATTAAAACTATGATGGATGGAGTAAAAGGTGGAAAATATGATGCTATGGACTTGGCAAGAGGTATACAAACAGGTCCAACTAAAAGAACTCATTATGGTGAAGATGAATTTATACAACAGCTGTGGACTAAAGTAAGAGACGGATTTAGAAGATACTCTAAAAGAAGTAGATTAAGATAGTTTATAACGAAAAATTTAGATAACTTATATTTATATATGAAAACACAAAATATCTATTATAGATTAGGAGATTAACAATGGCAGCAGTAACAAGAAACTCATTAAAAGGGGCGCTTTCCGAAGTAGTCAGCTATGATGGGGGAAACAATCTTGGTAAAAACATGGACTTGTTAGTTGACAATATTAGAGATAAAGAAGTCATTGATGGTTCAGGTGGTGATGTAACATTAACCGCCGATCAATCAGGTGGTACTGTTTTTGCTGGCGGTGGAGCCAGAACAATAACATTACCAGTTGTAGCATCGGGATTAAACTTTAAAGTTGTTAGTACAACCGCACATGATCATGTTATATCAAGTTCCGCTGGTACATCTTTACTTAATGGTTGGTTCCTTGATTCATCTAATGATACATCAGACGGAGCTACAGCAATAACAAAAGGTGATAGTCAAGCAGGTATGACATTAGCAAATGTAGTTATCGGTGAAACACTTGATATTTGTACTGATGGTACAGAGTGGTACATGACAGCACCCGGTTCTTTGAATGATACACCAGTTTTTACACCTTAATAAATACATTTAGCTGAGGACATATTATGTCTAAAAAAATAAAACTAAAAGATTTATTAGAAGAAAACTTTTCCGGTACTATGTTGGGAGGTGTTGTATCAAAAACACCATTTCATAACGATATTAGTTTATCTAAAATCGTAAAAGAAAAGTATGGTGACGTAGAAGAAGAAAAAGTTGATATAAAAGGATTAACTAATGAAATTTCTAATTTTAATTCTTTAAGTAAAAATATATTTGGTAAATCTAATATTAATCAGATTGCAGAAAAACTTAGTTGGATTGCAAAACAAGCTCATTCTCATACTCTTCAAGAAACAGAGGATTGGTTTGATAAAATTACAGTTAATCGTAATATGAAAGAATTAACTGGACTTTCTAATAATTTTAGTAAAATAGCATCTGAAGCTAAATCACTTCAAGAAAGAATGGGTGCATTATATGAAGATATGGGTAACATTCTTGGTAGATATTATGAAATAGGTGAAACAAAATCTTATAGACACGGTGATGAAGTTGATGATGAAGATAATGCTGAAGTAAAAGAAGTAGAAGGTGATAAGGCTGAATATGAAAAGTTTTTTAGGGCTGCCTTAAAGAAATTTGGAGTTTCAGAACCAGATAAGTTACCTGATGACAAGAAAAAAGAGTTTTATAATTATATAGATGCTAATTGGAAGGGTGATACTGAGTCTGATTAGAGGTTTTAATTGATATATATAAAGGTTCATAAAAATAATATAGATAAAGCATTAAATGTTTTAAAAAAACAAGTCAAAGAAACTAAATTGATGTTAACTTTAAAAGAACGTGAGTTTTATAGAAAACCATCAGAAATAAGACGCGAGAAACGGGCAAAAGCGAGACTTAGAAGTAAAAAAGCGTTCGATTATTGAATGTTTTTTTGATTGTTATATATTTATATATACAAAAATACACTACGGTTTTTCAACCATCATGTAGTGTAATCTAAAGTGTTAATCACATTATAGTTCCCAATAACTATATTAATTACTAAGTATGGAGAAAAGTAATGGATGATCTTTTAAAAGAAGCCATTGCAGATGCCAAAGCAGTTCGTGAAACAGCTCTTGAAAATGCTAAAATAGCATTAGAAGAAGCTTTTACACCACGCCTACAGTCTATGCTTTCTAAGAAAATTCAATCTGAAATTGAAGTTGATGAACAAGAAGACGAAATGGAAGATGATGAAGAGGAAGAGGAAGCTCCTGAAGAAGGAATGACTTACGAAGAAGAAGATCCAGCTGATGATGAATCTGAAGATGAAATGGATGTCGAAGAACAAGCCGACGAAATGGAAGATGAAGATGAAGAAGAGATGGATATGGAAGGTGTAGTTGAGATTGATGGTGTTAAATATGCACCAGTCGTGTCTGAACAAGATGATGAAGAAGCTGAAGAAGAGGAAGAGGAAATGGAAGAATCCGATGATCTTGACCTTGAAGCAGTACTTCGTGAACTTGAAGATGATGAAGTTTCAGAAGACAACGAACCGGTAGATAGTGAAGTGTCTGAACAAGAAGATGAAGACGCCGAAGAAGATGAAGAAGAAGATGTTGACGAAGAAGTTGACAAATCTTCAGGAGTCGGTAAAGGCGATAATCATAAAGGCGAATCAGACCAATCTTCAGCTACAGGTTCAAAAGATAAAGCTAAACATCATGAATCAGTTGAAAAAACTGACGAAGATGTTAGCGAATCTGATGAAGAAGTCGAAGAAGAAATTGATCTCGAAGAAGTCATTAAAGCCCTTTCTGAAGAGGAAGTTGATGAAGAAGAAAAAGATAAGGTCGAAAGTCTTCAGGCTGAACTTGACGAGCATCGCAATGTCGTTAAATACTTACGTACTAAATTGAATGAAGTTAACTTGCTCAATGCAAAACTACTTTTCACAAATAAACTTTTCCGTTCGTTTGGTCTAACCAATGAACAGAAAATGAAAGTTGTGGAGAATTTTGATAGAGCTTATAACCTTCGTGAAGTCAAATTGGTTTATTCCACATTGGCTGAATCTTTTGGTACGAAGAAACATAAAACAGAGATTAAAGAAACTAAAGGCTCAGCATCTAAAGCAGTAGCCTCTACAAAATCTGAAAAACAGGAAGTAATTGCTGAAGGATCAGAATTGAGAGACCGCTTTAAGAAGCTAGCGGGTATTCTTTAATAATTTTTTGGAGAAATATAATGTCTAAAAATCTTGGTACAATTGAAAAGTTGATGGACGGATTCAATCCGTATCGTCAGCGCATGGAAGAAACCCGTGGTTTGGTCAAGAAATGGGAACCGACAGGATTGTTGGAAGGTATAGACGAAGAACAGAGAGTTCAAGGAATGGCATGTTTACTTGAGAACCAAGCTCGTCAATTGATTGATGAAGCAAGTTCTACAGGTACATCATCTAATTCTGAAGAATGGTCTGGCGTCGCATTACCATTGGTTCGTAAAATCTTTGGTGAATTGGCAGCACAGGAATTCGTTTCTGTTCAACCGATGAATCTTCCTTCCGGTCTGATTTTCTATCTTGATTTCAAATACGGTACAGCTCAACCTGGCGTAACCGCCGGTGAGCAGGTATTCGGTGTAACTTCTGGTTCTGATAGTGATCCTACAGCGGGTCTCTACGGAGCAGGTGCATTTGGATATTCAATCAACGAATCAGTAACAGGTGCAGTAGCAACTATTATATCTAGCTCAGCTAATTGGTCTGATGTAGACTTTGAACCTTCATTGTCCGCGTCAATAGCAGCAAGTAGCTTGAAAAGATATGATATACCGAAAGCTAATTTTAGCAACCCTGATTATGAAGGCGCAAGAGCTTGGGAACCAACAGGTTCAGAAGCTTTTACAGCTTACTATCCAGCATATACTAAAACTATATCTGGTTCAAAAGCAGGTGGAACTCAAGTATCACCTTCTGATACTTCTTTATCTCATGTGAGATTTATTGTTGATGAAGGCTCAGCGACACCAGTCGCTACAGTTTCAGTACGCTATCATAAAGCGCCGACTGATGTAACACGTGGTGACTTTGAAGCATCCAGTGGTTTGACTTCAAACCCTGAAACTGATGTTGGTATACCTGAGATTGATATTTCAATGCGATCTATTCCAATAGTAGCAAAAACACGTAAACTGAAAGCAGTTTGGACTCCTGAGTTAGCTCAAGACCTTAACGCTTATCATAGTGTTGACGCTGAAGCAGAACTTACTTCACTATTGAGTGAGTATGTTTCGATGGAAATTGATCTTGAAATACTTGATATGCTTCGATTGAACGCAGCAGCTAAGACAGAACGTTGGTCTGCAAGAGTTGGCTATGAATATAATTCAGCCAATACAAACTTTGTAGAATCTTCAGGTGCATCTAATGCATACACTAAAGGTGAGTGGTTCCAGACTCTTGGAAACAAAATCCAAAGTGTAAGTAATGCGATTCATCAGAAGACACTCCGTGGTGGTGCTAACTGGATGGTTGTTTCACCTGAAACAGCTACAGTCCTCGAATCTATTCCTGGATATGCAACATCTGCAGATGGAGACGCAACAACTAAGTCTTACGCAATGGGCGTACAGAAAGCCGGTATGTTGAACAATCGCTATACAGTTTACAAGAACCCATATCAATTTGAGAATGTGATTCTTGTTGGTTTCCGTGGAAGTAATTTCCTCGAAACTGGTGCTGTATATGCACCGTATGTACCTCTTATCATGACACCATTGGTGTATGATCCTAAGAACTTCACACCTCGTAAGGGTGTGATGACCAGATACGCGAAGAAAATCGTGCGTCCGGAATTCTATGGTAAAGTCATTGTTGCTGATGTAAACTATGTTTAATAGTTAGCAATATAGGCTGTACTTAGGGTACAACTAAATAAAAAGGGTGGGTTTATACTCACCCTTTTTTTGTTTCTTGCAGTTCTTTATATTTATTAATGAATAAATGTATTTAATTTAGGAGAATAATATGGCACAGGAACCAATATGGGCTGGTAGTAGTTCATTTTCATCAGGTGATACTCCTTGGGGATTATATGATTCAGATAATGAATTTACATCATCAGCTGATAAATTCGCAGATTGGGCATCACGTAGGTTAGGTTATCCAATTATGTCAGTTGAGTTACAATCTGGTTCATTTTACGCATGTTTTGAAGAATCAGTTACAGAATACTCTGCTCAAGTTAATCAGTTTAATATTAAAGATAATTTATTACATCTTACAGGACAGGCAACAGGGTCAAATGTTACTCATAAAAGAGTTACACCTACAATGGGTAGAACTGTATTTTTATCTAAACAATATGGTACAGAAGCAGGTGTAGGTGGTGATGTAGATTGGAAAAAAGGATCAATAAATGTAGTAAGTGGTTCACAAGAATATAATTTAGATACACTTTTTACTGATAAAAGTGGAAGTGGAGCTATAGAAGTTAAAAGAGTTTATTATGAATCTACTCCCGCAATGCAAAGATTTTTTGATCCATATGCTACAACTGGATATGGTACAATAAATTTAGTTGAAGGATTTGGTTTTGGGGGTTATTCTCCAGCAGTATCTTTTACTTTGATGCCAATATTTGAAGATTTGTTAAGAGTTCAAGCAATTGAATTGAATGATACTATTAGAAAATCAGCATATACTTTTACACTTGTAAATAATAAATTAAGAGTATTTCCAGATCCTACTGAAAATAGAACACTATACTTTGATTATGTAGATATTTCAGAAAGAGATAATCCATTAATTACTGAATATAGTGGTTCTGCAGATGTAGTGTCAGATTTTTCAAATGTTCCTTATGATAATATGGAATATCAATTTATTAATGATGTTGGTAAACAATGGATTCGAAAGTATGGATTAGCTCTTACAAAAGAATTACTTGGGATGGTTCGTTCTAAATATGGAGCTATTCCCATTCCAAATGCTGAAACTTCATTAGATGGAGATACCTTAAGAGGTGAAGCAGCCGCTGAAAAAGAAGCTTTAACAACTCAATTAAGAGAAATGTTAGAACAAACAAGTAGACGAGCATTGTTAGAAGCTGATAAAGATGAGGCTGAATTTTTACAAGAGAAATTACAAAAAGTTCCATATCCAATTTATGTAGGGTAACAAAATGCCAAGTCGCTTTTATCCACAAAAAGACATAGATACTATAAAAAAGTTTAACCAGGAGCTCGTAGGAGATGTGAGCGCTGGTAAAGACGGTATTATATATCAACCAGTAATTATTTATAAAATATCAGCTTATGATACAGAAGTCAATATGTACGGTGAAACAGCAGATGGTAAAGTATATAATCCAGGTGTTCAAGTATCATGTTTAATTGCATCAGATGACCAAATTACAACTACAGATGAGTTTGGACCAGATTTAGCACAAACAGGATTGTTTTCATTTATAAGACAAACTTTAGTTGATATGGGTTATGTTGTTGAAATAGGTGATATAATTGATTGGAATAGTGGATATTGGGAAATTTCTTCTATAAGTGAAAATCAATTAGTTGGTGGACAAACTGACTACAACCATTCAGTTGTATGTAATGCATTCTTAGTAAGAATATCTCATTTAAATATTGAAAGAGTACGGAGTATTTAATGCCTGCAAATAAACCTTTACCAAGAAAACAAAGAGTTTTAAATCGAGGATATTTATATTCGCGTTCAAATGATGACGTAAAAAATCCATCTGTTACTTTAATGGATATGGATAGTGCAATTATGTTTTATTTTGAAAAAGTTATAAAACCATCAGTATTAGATAATGGTGAGAATGTAAAAGTTCCACTAATGTACGCATCACCTGAACGTTGGAAATCAATTCAACGTGATGGTTTTATGAAAGATAAAAAGAGACAAATTATAACTCCAGTTATCGCGTATCGTAGAACATCTATTGAAAAAGATGAACTGGTTCCACAAGATAAGTTAGACGCTAATGATCCTCATTTATTTTATACCTTTGAAAAGAAATTTTCAGATGTAAATCGTTATGATAACTTTTCAACTCAAATAGGATTGTTACCACAAAGAGAATATTATAATGTAGCTTTTCCTGATTATGTAACTTTAAGTTATGATTTTATTGTTTGGACAACATACATTGAACAAATGAATAAAATTGTTGAGAGGATTATATATTCAGATGGAGCTTATTGGGGTGACCCTGATAAATTAAGATTTAGAAGTAGTATAGATAATTTTACCGATGCTACAGAAGTTGCAGATGTTGAAAGATTAGTTAGAACTACTTTTTCAGTTACTTTAAGAGGATATTTGTTACCAGAAAGTAATTTTGACCATCGTTCAACAACACAGAAATTTTTAACACCAAAAAAAGTTATTTTTGGAATGGAAACTGATGTTAAAGTAACTAAGCAAGCTGGTAAAACAGGACAATTTTTACAAGAATTAGAAGATGGTGTTGATACAATTGGAACAGGGACACCAAGTGATTTTCTAGGAGTAACTTTAACATATCCTTTAGTACTTAACGCAGGTACAGGAGTAACATTATCAAGAGATGGTATTCTATTTGAGGGTGCGGCTCGTTTAGAACAAGAAATATCTATTGGACAGGATGTAGCTACAACAGCTAATGTAACATTCGCTCAAGTATCTGCAAGTTCACTTGTATTAGATAGTGTAACATATGATGGTGGTAGTATTACTGGTGATATAAATATAACAGGTTCAGTAACTACTACTGGTGATTTGACTATAGATGGTAATGCTACAATAGGTGGTATAGTAACTGCACAAGAATTTCATACAGAATTTGTTAGTGGTTCAATAATATATGCAAGTGGTTCTACACAATTTGGTGATACACTTGATGATACCCATAATTTTACAGGTAGTTTATTAATCACCGGTTCATTAGGTGTGAACAACTATTCTGTAACAAATATATCAAATGATACTACTTTAGCAGACAGTGATGCATCAGCTTTAGTTACAGAAAATGCAGTTAAAAATTATGTAGATGATGCGACATCTACACAGCAAACTTATTTAAGAAAACAATTTGTAAAAAATACAAGTTCAATTACAGTACCATCTACTGCTAGTTTTACAGCTGTAACAGCTTCAGCACCGAGTGGTATGACTTCTACGACTGAAAATGATTTTGTATTTTTTATCAATGGACAATATATGGAACATGACGCAATTACAATCCAACAGGCAAGTTCTACACTTTTATTAAAAGTAGATAATGATAGTATAGGATATGATTTAGAAAGTGATGATGAGATATTGGCGATAGGCAAATTTAATTCATAGGAGATTTAAGGGTGCCGATTTATAAACTTAAAAACCCAATCATCTTCAAAAATGGGACAGGTTTTACAATTGATCAAGCAGACGTTGAATTATTTGTAGAATCAAGAACAGATGTAAACTTTTCAATAGGTCAAGCTGTGGGCTCCGGTTCAGAAGTCCAATTTAATCAAGTAACAGCTAATCCTTTAATAATAGATAATGGAACTCTAAAATTAAATAATGATATGATAACCGGTTCGTTTACTCAAACCGGAGATTTAAGTATTACAGAAAATTTAACTCTTTCAGATACTTTAACAATTGGTGGTATTTTAACTGCAGAAAAAATAGAAAGTGAATTAACACAATCACTTACTTTATTCGAGAGTGGTTCTACACGATTTGGTGATACTATAGATGATGAACAAGTTTTTACTGGAAGTTTATCAGCAACAGGTTCAATAACTTTAAATGATAATGAAATACCTGAAATTTCAAATGATACTACTTTAGCAGATGAAGGTACTGTAACTGTAGTTACAGAAAATGCAGTTAAAAATTATGCAGATGATAACACAAGTGATTTTCAAACATATCATAGAAAAAGTTTTGCACATACAGGTAGTTTTGTAAGTGTTAGTACAGCAAGTTTTACTACAGCAACAGCATCAGCTCCCAGTGGATTTACAAGTACTTCTGAAGAAGATTTTATGTTTTTTCTAAATGGTATGATGATGGAACATGATTCGTTAACTGTTGAACAAAGTAGTTCATTATTTTTATTAAAAGTTGATAATGATACTATTGGATATAATTTAGAAGGCGGTGATGAAATAGTAGCTTTTGGGAAATTTAATTCATAGGCCAACTTTTCTTTTACCATTGTTTGATATTTATTAGTATGAGAATATACAAAGCAATAAATAACACACCTAAAATGCACAAAGTGTTAAGTGAAAGTGCAAAAAGAGGGTGGGAAACAAGAAGAAGAAATGCGGAAGCGTAGCTGGAAGAACCGCAAAAATAGACCCTGTCCAGATTGTGGTAGGATGTTAACCTATACAAGAAAGGATAGTTTTGACAGAGCAGTAGGTAACAATTCTGTATGTAAATCGTGTGCACAAATGGATAGAAAACTTACATTGGAAACTATTGAAAAGATGAAAAAACCTAAAACGGTTGAACATAGAAAGAAAATTTCACAATCTATAACAGTATGGTGGGAAAATAGAAAAAAAGAAGAGATAGAATATGGCGTTGATAGACAGCAAGCAATTAGATCCTAATTTTACAGGTTCATTCACTCTTTCAGGGTCGAACCAAACACTACTTAGTGACCAAGTAGTTATCGGTACATATTCCGGTTCTGCTACTGCTCATCCTTCTGCATCATTAACAGTATTAATGGGACCGAAAGCAGGTATGTTGTTACCATCAGCCTCAGCTGATCCTACTGGATTAGGGGCAACTGAAGAAGGAATGATGTATTTTAATACAACTGATGGGCTGTTAAAACTTTTCGATGGGTCAGCTTGGATACCTGCAGGTGATATTAATACTAAAAATACTCACCTTACAATGTCTGCGGATATTGATGCTGATGGTTCTGATAGTAGTATACTTTTTAGAATAGATGGTGAGACTGATTCTAATGTAAAACTAAGATTAAAATCTGATAACGCACATGAAATTACTGGAAGTATGGGAGTATCAGGTTCAATTACAGCAACAAGTTTGTTTACTGGTTCAACCGCAATTTATACTAATAATGTTCAGAATGGGTATCCGACTTCTAATCCATGGGGAGTAAGTTTAGGAGGTAGTTATTTTAATAATTTTGATAATACTACTCATGTATCTGAAATATTAAGATTTATGTCAGGTGTTTTAAGTCATTCTTTAGATGTAGCAGACGCGTCACCTAATACTTTAACTTATGGTAGTATAGATACAAATGAAAATAATTTAGGTAGTACTGATAGTTGTGATGGATATTTACCTCAAAGTTATGATAGTACTAATGCTACATTGAAATACTTGGTTACTAAACAATGGGTGGCTGATGGGACAACTATTTTTAGTGGTATTTCTGTATATCACGATAATGGTCCAACTTATTATGTAGACTTTGATTCTAATTCAACAGGTACTGGAACTGTAAGTTCATCAGTTGATAGTGAATTATTTGGTTTGGGTGGATTATCAAGTGGTGCTGAAACTGAATTTAAAGTTAGAGTACATACAACACACTCATTTAGTGATACAGGTAGTATTTCTACACCAAGTGCTACTTCAAATACATTCACTACACAATCTGTATTAGATTTATCCATAAGTACATTTGGTACATCAAATGGATTAACATTAGCAAAAATTAATACTTCACAGCCGGCAGTTATACCGGCGGCATATCAAGATGGTAAATTTGCAGATGTTGCTGGTACAACATTAAGTGGTTCTCTGACAAGAACATATAAAGCTGGAGCTACAGATTTTACAAGTGTTTCCGCAAGTGGTTATTATAATTTTCATGATTCAAAAGTAGGTATAGTTACCGGTTCACAATCAGATTATATTTTTAAAAATGGAACAGATAAAAATAGATTTTGGGCACCAATTGATCAAATAGAAAGTGATATTGGAAGTAATAGTTTAGGTATAACAGCAGTAACTCAAAGTTATTTAACTGCAACAAGTAGAAGTTTAAGTGGTGCACCATATTTAATCGGAGCTACTTATCAATTAAGTGCGTCAGTTCACGGATTATTTGATCCATTATATGCGGCATCATCAACATTAGCAGATGATACAATAGGTTCAGTTGGTGTAGGTTCAGTTGCGGGTTCGATAATTGATGATTTGAGTACAAGTGGTGGAACAATTCAAACAGCGGCCGCGGTTTATGATGGGTCAGGTTCTTCAGCGACAGTAAGGGCAACTTCTACAGTTCCATATAGAACGGATGTTTATAATCATAAAGCATTATATACACTAAGTGGTGGTACTGGAGAAAACATAAATCAATCTGGAGTTAGTGATTCTACATTTACAGTTGGTGTACGAGGAAGAAATAGAGCATCAAGCCGTTCTACATTGGCAACGTATACTTATTTATATCATACTGCAAGTTCATTTGGTCAACCTCAAACAAGTGGTTCAATGGGAGTTTATCAAAGAGCACAAGGATACGATGGCGGAGCATTAGCAGGAACAAGTGAAGCATTTACAGGAGAAGATTTTAGAATACAGTTAAATAATAATGTATTAGGATTTAATGGAGATGCATTTACTACTACATATAACGTTGATAGAGGTGGAGACGCTCTTATAGGTGAACACGATTTACAAGTAAAACCAGGATTTTTAGTAGAACCAGGTGATTCATACGGATATTGGTATCCGACAAGTTACGGGAGTGGTTCATATAAATATTATATACGAAGGTTTCAAGATGGTAGTACAAGAACAAGTATGACAATAGATGTTGGAGCAACATTAGTTAATTGGAAAGCTACAACAGCTGATTCAGTAGCAGCCGCATTACTTTTTAAGAGTTCTGCAAGCGGTAGTGGTGCAAGTAATGAATTATCAGTAGCAAGGATATACGATCCTTCAGAGTTAACAAGTAACGCAATTTCAAGTAGTGTTGCACATCAAACAGATTTCTTTTTGAATCCATTTAACGATGCATTAAGTTTATATGGTAATACTGGTGGTTCAAAAAGTACTACTCAATATACACTACCAATAAGAAATGCAGATGGAATGTATTTAGATAGTAATGATAATGAATTATATGTAATACTTAGGTATGCAGGTAATCCAACTCCTGTAACAGGTATAACATTAACTTTTAGTTAGAGAATAAAATGGGATTAATAGATTCAGGTTCAAAATCAAGTAGACTGTTAGCGTCTCGTAGGTATACACATAATACTCTTACGACAGCGCAAGAGGCATTTACTAAAGTTCTTGATTTAAGATCAGAGGAAATTTATACGCGCGGTCATTTAATTCCTACTTCAAGTTTACCACATAGTGGTAGTTCTCAAAAAAATCTTACATATACCACACAAGGTCAATCAGTAACAAAATATTGGTATAGACAGAAATTAACGAAGTCAAATGTTAATAATGAAGTTTGGTTTTTCTTAAATCCAACAGGAAGTAATGATGGAGTAGGAGCACAGTTAATAAATGATAATCAAGTAACAAATTTTGTTTCACCAAAATATTCAATAGCATCATTAGCTACTTCTACAACAGAAGATACTACACCTGGATATTTAGCAACTGTATTTAAATCTTCAGAGATTAGTTCAAGTTTTCAAACAAGTTCGTTGAGTAGTGGTGATATTGTTTCAACTAATGATTATCAATTTGATTATAAAACAGGTATTGTACAATTTTTAAATTCTGATAAAGACCCAAGCGATAGTGAATATATCTATATGACAGTCTATCAGTATGTTGGTGATACATTAAAAACAGGACTTGAAGTACAAGGTGCAGTTACAGCATCAAATTTATTAGTTACAGGTAATTCAAAAGTAGATGGAGACCTTACACTCGGAGGTGATATTACAATAGGTGATGACGCTTCTGATGCATTAACTATAACCGCTGATTTAACTTCACATCTTATACCAGACACAAGTGATACATATAATTTAGGTAGTGATAGTCAACGATGGAATGATTTATATTTAAGTGGTTCAATGTCAGCGAGTGGTGGTCCAGTAGATATTGATAGTGCTACTACAGTTGCAATTGATGCAACTACAACATTGAGTGCAAAAGGGGCTGGAGGAGCTTCTTTTGGTGATGATACAGGAACTTGGGAATTTGATGGGGCAGGGGCTGTATCTGAAACGGGAATAACTACATTCTCATTAACACCATCAAGTACAGTAGATGTAGATGCGGGCGGTGCAATAACAATAGATGGAGTTTCTCTAACTGTCGGCGGAGACGGTGATACAAATATAATAAAATTAACAGGACCAGTAACAGCTTCAACTCATATAAGTGCAAGTGGTAATTTATCCGCAACAGGAAACTTAGACATTGACGGTACTGCTAACATAGAAGGAAATACAACACTACAGGCTGATTTATCTGTTGTTGATATTAATGCAAGTGGTCATGTTACGGCGAGTGGAAATGTTAGTGCAAGTGGCAATATTTATAGCACAGGAAATCTTGATGTAGACGGCACATCAAATCTTGAAGGTAATGTTACAATGCAGGCTGATTTGTCTGTTGTTGATATAAACGCCAGTGGAGATATAACAGGTTCAGTAATAAGTGGTTCGAGTGGTGCTTTTACATCTATTAACGTTGATGGTGGTACAGTTGACGGAATCACTTCATTAACAGCTGGTGGTAATTTAGATATTGGTAGTTATGATTTAAGAGCCGCAACAATTACTGCAGATGGGTTGACAAGTGGAAGAGTTGTATTTGCAGGTACAGATGGAGTGTTATCTGATGATAGTGATTTAAGTTTTAGTGAAGATACATTAACAGCAACACGAGTAACTTCAACTCATATAACAGCAAGTGGTGATATTAGCGCAAGTGGTGATTTATCAGCTACAGGAAATTTAGATATTGACGGTACTACAAATCTACAAGGTAATGTAACAGTACAAAATGATTTAGACGTTACAGGTACACTTACAGCAACTGAAGTTCATACAACATTTGTAAGTGCAAGTATAGCTAAGGCTAGTGGTTCAAATGTTTTCGGTGATGATGCGGCAGACAGTCATCAGTTCACAGGATCTTTATCAGTAAGTGGTAGTGCAACAGTTACAGGTTCAACAACTATAAATGGAGTCTTAACAGCAAATAGTGTAGTTGTAGATAATATTACTATAGATGGAACTGAAATAGATTTATCAAGTGGTGATTTAACACTTGATGTTGCCGGTGATATAGAATTAAATGCAGACGGTGGTGACGTAACTGTAAAAGATGATTCAGCAGTATTACTTGACATTTCAGCAACAAAAATTAGTGGTTCAGTTACATCAACAGGTTCATTTGGAGCATTAACAGTAGCTGATGGAGTAACTTCTACATTATCACCTATAAGTTCTGATGGAGTAGCTCTTGGTACTACAGCTTTACAATGGAGTGATTTATTTTTAGCAGAAGGTGCTGTAATAAATTGGGATAATGGTGATTTTACAGCTACACAAACTAATAATTTACTTGATTTAGACGGTGGTTCTACAAGAGTAGATAAATTAGAAATTGATTCAGCTAATGATTATTTAGATGTAGATACAGATTTAAAAATTGTAGCCGCGGCTGATATTACGTTAGATCCAGGTGGAAATAATGTTAAACCTGGTAGCGATAGTACAGATGATTTGGGTTTATCAGGTACAGCGTGGAGAACTTTATATGTAGATGCTATAGAAATGAACAATCAAGGTTCTATTGCTGCAGCTACTCATATAACAGCCAGTTCTAATATTAGTGCAAGTGGGAACTTGTCAGCTACTGGTAATCTTGATATAGACGGTACAAGTAATTTAGAAGGTGATGTTACATTACAAAATGATTTGGCAGTTACTGGACATATTACTGCAAGTGGTAATATTAGTTCAAGTGGTACAATATACGCTGATAATTTTCAATCAACAGGTGGAGATTCAGAAGGAATATCATTCGCTGATGATTTAAGTATAACAGGTCATATAACAGCAAGTGGTGATATTAGCGCAAGTGGTGATTTATCAGCTACAGGTAACTTAGACATTGACGGAACTTCAAATTTAGAAGGTGATGTTACATTACAAGGTGATTTAAGTGTAGTTAATATAACTGGTACAGGGAATGTTAGTAGTTCAGTAACTTCAACTGGATCGTTTGGTGCATTAACAGTTGCTGATGGAGTAACTTCTACATTATCTCCAGTTTATCCAGACGGTGCCGCTCTTGGTAGTGGTACTAATATGTGGAGTGATTTGTTCTTAGCTGAAGGTGGAGTAATAAATTTAAATAATGGTGGAATTACATTAACTGAAACATCAGATGTATTAGTACAAGCTGGTGGAAATCTTAGAGTTCCACGATTAGAAATAGACGGAGCTAATGATTATATTGATGTTTCTACAGATTTAAAACTTGTAGCGGCAGCTGATATTACACTTGATCCAGGTGGTAATAACGTAAAACCTGGTGGAGATAGTGCAGATGATTTAGGTGTTAGTGGTACAGCGTGGAGAACTCTTTATGTAGATTCAATTAAAATGAACGGTCAAGGTTCTATTGATGGAGCTACTTATATAACTGGTTCATCAGTAAGTGCTTCAAGTGGTGATTTTACAACAATTAATGTTGATGGTGGTACAGTTGATGGAATTACTTCATTAACAGCTGGTGGTAATTTAGATATAGGTGGTTATGATTTAAGAGCAGCGACAATTACCGCAGATGGATTATCAAGTGGAAGAGTTGTATTTGCAGGTACAGCAGGAGTGTTATCAGATGATAGTGATTTAACTTTTAGTGGAGCTACCCTAACTGCAACAAATTTAACTGGCACCACAATAAAAGATTTTACTACAATTAGTGGTTCTTCTGCTTCAACTGGCTCATTTGGTAGAGTATCAACATCAACATTAGATTTATCCAGTATACAAGGAAATTGGACAAATGCTGGAAACACAATTGCAGATTTAGGTAGTGTTACTACGGTTGATATTAATGCTGGAACTGTTGATGCAATTACTTCATTAACTGTAGCAAATGATGTGGATGTTGGAAATTATAAAATTACTTCTAAAGCACTTGAAGCATCTGATTTAACTGCAGGACGAGTTACATTTGCGGGGACGAATGGTTTATTAGCTGATGATAGTGATCTAACTTTTAGTACTGCTACATTATCTGCAACATTTATTAGTGCGACTCATATAACAGCAAGTGGTAATATTAGTTCAAGTGGTACAATATACGCTGATAATTTTCAATCAGCCGGAGGTGATGTTGGTGGAATTTCATTTGTAGATGATTTAAATATTACAGGAAATATAACAGCAAGTGGAGCTGTAAGTGCATCAAGTGGAGCTTTTACATCTATTAATGTTGACGGTGGTACAGTTGATGGTGCTACTATTGGAGCGTCTTCTCACACAACAATTAAAGGTACAACAATAGATGCAACAACTGATTTTACAATAGATGGATTAGTAATAACTGCAGATACAATAACTAATGATGCTGGTCTAAGTATAGTAGCATCGTCTGGAGATATTACACTTGATCCTGCCGGAAATAATGTTTTACCAGGTGGAGATAGTGCAGATGATTTAGGTGTTAGTGGTACAGCGTGGAGAACTCTATATGTAGACTCGATAGAAATGAATGATCAGGGTGCTATTGCTGGAGTAACACACATAACAGCAAGTGGTGCTATAAGTGCTAGTGGAGATATTTTATCAGATGGAAGAATTTATGAACAAGGAACATCAGTAGTTGACCATGCAACTGCGATGGCAATAGTTTTTGGAGGTTAATAATGGCTAATACATTTAAAAGTGCAGCAACAGGTTCATCAAACGTATTAGGCGCTTTTTACACATGCCCCGCCGCTACGAGTGCAGTGGTGCATGCTATTTATTTAAGTAATGTTGATGGTACGAATGATGCTACTATTGACATATCAGTAAGTGGAAGTGCTAATTTTAGTGATAGAAAATATTTACTAAAGACAGTTGATGTACCCGCAGATTCAACAGTTGTAATTGAAAAACCAATCAATTTAGGAGCTGGTGATAAATTAGAAGCGAAAGCGTCTGCAAAAGATGATATAGATGTTTTTGCAAGCATATTAGAGATAACATAGGTGAAATTTAATGGGTGATTCCTTAGAAAGAATAGGTAAAAATGTTCTGAATCACGGGCTTATAGTCCGGAAAGGAAATATTAGTGGTTCGGCTACAGCAACAGGTTCATTTGCTCATCTTGAAGCATTAGAATTAAGTTCAACTGTTAGTACTATAATAAGTGGTTCATTTACTACAGCAAGTTCAAGTTTAGCATCTCGAATTACTACAATTGATGCAACTGATATGACCTTAGCTACTGCCAGTATTGCGGCTAATGAAGAGAATATGACATTAGCAACTGCAAGTATAGCAGCAATTACATCAAGTATTAGTAGGTTAGATACTGAAAGTTCATTAGCTACTGCAAGTATTGCAGCAATAACAGCAAGTGTGGCTGAAATGAAAGAATTTACTAAGGCAGCTACTATTAGTGGCTCATTTACAGCAGTTTCATCAAGTTTAGCTTCAAGACTTACAGCAGAAGAAGGAGAAGCTGAAGGTTCAGTTGTAAGTTCTTCAGCTCAAATAGCTACTGATATTAGTGGTTCGTTTACATCAGTTTCAAGTTCAATAGCAACGAGATTTGATTCACGTGAAACTGATATGACACTCGCGACTGCGAGTATTGCTGCAATCACAGCAAGCTTAGGTCAACCAGTTAATACTGATTCATCTGTTACTTTTAATAGTGTTGACGCAGACGGTGGTGTTACTATAGATAATATCACAATTGATGGAACAGAAATAGATTTATCGAGCGGTGATTTCACTTTAGATGTAGCAGGTGATATAGAATTAAACGCTGACGGTGGAGATGTTACAGTTAAAGATGATGGAGCTGTGTTGTTAAATGTTTCAGCAACTAAGATTAGTGGTTCAGCAACATCAACCGGTTCGTTTGGACAACTTGAGGCTGTAAAATTTAGTTCAGATTTAAATACAACAATTAGTGGTTCAATTACATCTACTTCAAGTTCAATAGCGACAAGATTCGATTCACGTGAAACTGATATGACTCTTGCAACAGCGAGTATTGCTGCAATAACTGCTAGTGTTAGTAGGATAGATTCAGAAATTGATAGTAATACAACAAATATTACATTAGCTACTGCAAGCATTGCAGCTATCACTGCAAGTATAAACGATAATATAAATCAAGCTGTTAAAACTGATTCAAATGTTACTTTTGGTAATATCACATCTACAGGTACAGTTACTGCTGTAGAAGTACATACAACATTTGTTTCATCATCAATCGCAGTAGCTTCTGGTTCTAACAATTTTGGAGATGCAACTGATGATCACCACTCATTTACAGGTTCATTGTCAGTAAGTTCAAGTTTATCAGTAACAGGTTCAGCCACAGTAGATGGTACTTTAACTGCAACAAATATTGGTGCGTTCACTGCTGTAGGTGCTATAGATTTTGATGACCAGAATATGACAAATGTTGATATTGATAGTGGAGATATAACAGGTGTTACGTTTGGTACAGCAGCAAGTACAACAATTAGTGGTTCATTTACTTCTGTCTCAGGTTCAATAGCTACAAGATTCGACGCTCGTGAAACTGATATGACTTTAGCTACGGCTAGTATCGCGGCAATCACATCAAGTATTAGTAGATTAGATACTGAAAGTTCATTAGCAACTGCAAGCATTGCGGCAATCACAGCAAGTATTA